CATATAAGAAGTCCAAATAATAAAATCATAATTTAATACCATATAATCTGGAACTGCTACATTATAAAATTCGTTCTGAGGTATTAAATTTTGTTGTACAGTGAACTTATCATATCTATTCTTATTACTCCATTTCTTTCCAAATGTATAATGTAATTTAGGATCATTAGCATCCAATTTATCTACTGGAATACTTGTATTTTTTTCCATTCCCGTTCGTTGAAATACAATCAATGGTGTAATTAATTGTCTTTTTCTATCACGTAAATATCCTGTCTTTCTAATAGAAACCCATCTTTCTGGATTAGCGTATAAAACTGGTACTTTAACTTGTTCTCCAGCTTCCTCTACTATTGGTTGTATTACCTCATTAAAATAATACATAATAGCAGAATCCATATCCATAATTTCTACAGAAACATTTTTTACACTATCATCTCTTTTTGTTTCCCTACCTCTATTAATATCTTTCTTTTGTATTTTAGGTGTAGGTTTTTTTCTTGCCATCAATTACTCCTAATTAAACGCATCACCCAAATCTAATGTACCAGAATCATCTCTATTGGTCAGAGTTCCTAAATTTTCTACTGTCAATCCACCTTTAATGTATAATGATCCTGTCATTTTATGAGTATCATCAGTTGTATTACCAAACATAGTTGAACCACTTATAGCTTGAGTAGTTATATTTGTTACTGATGAAGATATAATATATTGTTGAGCTGTTATGTTTCCAGTTGCTTCTATATCACCCTGTATTTCAAGTCCTGTTGCTAAAGTTTTACCCACATATTGATAAACAGTCATATAAAGATAATCACTATTAGTTGGATCTACTGAAGAATTCATAAACTGTAATACTCCAGTTTTATAATCAAATTGATAGTCATTAGTTGAAACTATATCATCACTATCTAATGAGCCAGTCTGTAAACTATGACTAACTGCCGAAGATTTATATAAAGCTGCTAAATATCCTGGTGTGGTATCTTCGGTTGTGGAAGTTGCTAACGCCGAAGTTGAATATTTAGGTGATATAAAATTCACCTCTTGGTCATCACTAATTAACTGTGCACCAATTCCACTATCGCTACCCGTTGGATTTAAGAAAAACCAAACCTCATTATTAGTATTTGATTTTGTTAATTTTTGTCTATACCAATACTTCATTATAGATTTACTACCTGAAGTATATGTTGAATTAATATCAGCACTTCCACTATAAGGTAATCCCGAAGATGGTATGTATCCTGCTTCAGTATAAATCTCAGATGATTGTAAATCAAGTACATTTGTAAATGCTTCTTGTGCGGCGGTAAGAGTATCGTGAGTATATCTTCTCGACGCTAATAATCTACTTGATTTCGATCCTGAATCTAAAGTTGCCATTTCCTATTCCTAACTATAACTCAATGTTATTGAAGTTACTGGAGACGGATCTCCCTTATATCTAACTATCACATAAAGTTCATTATCACTTGCATCTAAATACATTCCGTCTGCATTTCTTATTGGTATTGTATATTCAGTGCTACTCAAACTTCCACCACTATTTCCATACAAACTAATTGCAGTAGTGAATGGATTTTTAAAATTATCTGCTGCCATATCGGCTTCAATTAAGTTACTTGTTAATTTTGTTGGATCATATATTCTACACACACTTAATTCACTATTATTACCACTACCACTTGCTGCACTTTCAAATAATATTGCCGCCGCTACACTATCTGCAGTAGTTGCTGCCCAATTAACCAGTGTCTTACCTACGTCAAGAGTCATACTTGAATATGTACTACCAGGTGTTTGAAATCTTCTGATATAATATTTGTATGCTCCACTACCAAAATCCTCAGCAAACCAATATCTATAAGTTCCACCAGGCTCTACCAAATATCCTGGTTTTACTTGTAAATCATAATTACCTAATACACTATTCCCCGCATCGTTAGTTTGAAAACTATTTGTTGTAATATATGCTCCATTAAATGAAGTTACATTGTCTGCTATTACTATTCTAAAATCTTCACCTGTAAATGTTTCAGTCAAATCTTGTAAGGTATTTGAATCATATCCCTGCGCTCTACCATATATTCCTAAACTACCACTTGATGCAGCTTGTCCAAAATTACCTGCTAGATGATATTTTATAGTTTGAGTATCTAATGTAGATTGTGTACTATCTCTATTTCTTGCTTTTGTAGCTACTGTAAAAGATGAATCCCCTAGTCCTGTTTGTTGGATATTTTCATTATTTCCACTATCAAAACTAACTGAAGCAGTAATTATAGCAATATCATTATATCTTGGAACTCCACTATTCACTCCCGTACTTCCATCACTTTGAAAAACTTTGCCAGTAGTTTGTATCGTTCCACCACTTGTAGAAATTGTATCTCCTGTTATTGTAACAGTACCTGCGCCGACTGAAGCTGCTACCATATCTACTAATGTAGTTGATGCGGCATACATTGGATTAAACAATCCTGTAATCTTTGTAGATACTTCAAATGTAGAATCTAATAAATAAGGAGCACCACTTAAACTTCTTGATGTAGCAGTTAATGCTTTCTGTGCAGTACCCACATCTGCTAAAGTATTAGTTCCAATATCACTATCTATTTGATCAATCGGAGCCCAAAAATTATTTTTTGTAGTTCCATTAACTTCTTGATACGTTGTACTTGACCCACTTGCTATTCCAACTACCAAATCATGAAATCTATAATATCCACTCGCAGATACAGAAGTCCAATCAGCATTAGAAGCATGATATTTTCTTGTCAATGAACCACTTAACAAAGTCCCACCTACATCTGCAAACTTACCATCTTGATATGCTGATGGTATAACTGCTGGTTGTGTTGTTACCAACTTAGTTATATTTAATCCATTTGATGTTCCAAATGAACTTAATGTTAAATCTAACCTTGATTGTGTAGTATAAGTATTAGAACTTTCATCTGGTGCTGCTATACTACCAGAATCACTAAATGAGTGTGTAGCATGTGCCCTAAGTTTAAAATTAGCAGCCGCTCCACTTGATAATCCACCCAATCCAAATAATTCTGTATCATTAGAAGAACTAACTGCAGTGGACCCACCAGAATTTGAATCAAAATCTATATAATAACTTGGCCCATTATCATGATATACTGAAATACCACTAAAAATTGTTGAACCTACACTAGCCCAATCTCTTGATACTAAATAATTTAATGTTGCGTTACTTAATGAAGTATAATTTGTAGGTACATATCCACCAATTGAATCTGTACTGCCCAAACTATTTTCATTTGTATCTACACTTGCAAATGTTTTAGTATTAGGTGCCGCATCTGCTACATCTAATGATGAACTTAATACTCCTGACATAAATCTTAAAATTTCACTCACATGAGTAGTATTATCAAAATTGTTAAAATAACTACCTTCTAAACTTGTACCCCATGCATTAGAAGTTGGAAATCCATTTGTAAGATTATTTGTATAAATTGCAGTTGATGCTGATGCTACCGTATTAGCTTTTAATGAACCTGTTAATTGTACATTATTTGTAGTAGAATACGCCGATCCAGTTCTGACAAAAATTCCTAATTCACCATCAATACCAGTAGATGGAATATTAGTTATAGAACTTCCATCTCCAGCAAATTTAGACGCACTAATAGTTCCTACTCCTCCAGTAGCAACTATCGAACCTGATAAGGTAAAAGAACCTGTAAGTTTAGGATTTAATTGTCGGCTGTGTATAAGTGCCATTCTCTTCTCGTTTTAAATTTTCCCAATAAATTTTCATACTTTTAGAAATACGTTTTTTATGAGTATTAGTCTTAGGTTGTTTCAATTTCTCTATAGTATCCATTGAAACTTTTCTGTCCATTTGAGCGCAGGATTTGCATACAGAATTGTTACCTACTGCTCTATCAAAAGTGTCTTTTCTTGTGTAGGTAATCATCCTATTACAATCGGGACACTTTCTATTTTTTCTATCTGGCCAATATCGTTTTCTCATATCAATTATAAATATCTAAAAGTAGTAAAAGAAAAGTGGAAGATAGAATTAATTTATTAAGAATCAAATTTTCCGTGAGCGATAATCTCGTCATCTCCCTCTAATACATAACCTATTGAAGAAGTATTAACCTTTAAAAGAAAATTACTACCATTTTGTTGTACTTCTAATGCATCATGTTCCATATATTGACCATTTAAGAAAAATACAAAATCATTTTCACCTACTGATGTTAATCCGCTTGGAGCAGATGCCATCGTAGCAGTAAAACTAGCTGTCTCATATCCAGATATATCATTTAAACTTACAGCTCCACTAAAAGACGCAGCTTTCTTTACATAAGATTTTCTTAAAAATTCATTTCTATGGTCTACATAAAGTTTTGAAGTAGCTGATGTATTTAAACTTGCAGTTGCTGGTAAACCTAATACTTCTCCCCCACCACTAAATGTTAAATCGGCGTTACTTCCCATAGTTGAAGATGCAAGTGAAGTAATTGTTTTGTTTGTTAGGGTATCGGTAGTAGTAGCACCAACTATATTAATATTTGCTCCAGTAGCGTTATCTAATGCCCATCTTGTTTCAGAATGATCAAATATTAATTGTGCATTTGTTCCACCACTTCTACCAACTCTCAATCCAGCGTCTGCAGAACTTAACGCAGTGGAACCGGTAAAATTTAAATCTATAATTGGATCTTCTACTTGCATTGTAGCAACATTTGCTACACTTTGACTACCCTCTACAATTAAATCACCATAAATTCTCAATGATCCAGTCATATATCCTGCTGGATTCAATTGTGCTACTAACTTGCTACCATAACTTCCAGTAGTATATAGATTTCCACCTGTAGCTTCATCATACAGGTACATATCTCTAGCTTGTATAATTCCAGTAGAGCCCGCATCTAGAGAACCAGTTCCTAAATCATCTTGAGTAAAGTCATCCCAAATAACATCATATAATCCCGTAGCTGGGTTTAAAGCATTGGAAACTCTCAAAACTTGTTTTGCGGTTGTTGAAGCTTGTGCTTGTCTTGTTAAATCAATTAGTGCCATAATTTAATCCAAATCTATTGGTTGTATTTTATATCTAAAAATAATTTGATCACCACTTTTTAAAGTTATACCCTTAACTTTTCCACTATCGTGGGTTAATTTTCTAAGCCTTACTTTTTTATAATTATCAGCAAAATAAAAGTCTGTACCTGTTGCAGCTGTCCATGGCGGTCTATTAATTTGTTGAATTTGATTAACTGAAAACTTGAAAGAAGCAGGTCTAGGTTGATGTTTCGAAACAGAATGAAATACACTTAAATCAAACTCCTGATAATCTGAAGTAGATGTAGATATATCAGTAAATCCTAATTCCCTTACTCTTTCCCTACTAAAATCTCGCATCGATCCCATAGACATAATATCATATTTAATCGTTGGAGCTCCGTCTAAATTATTCATTCTATACGGTAAATTTGAACCTGATTCATCAGTAAATTGAAGTTTATCAGCATTAAATATTGATTCGCTTACCGCTGAAACAAATTTCCTTAAATTTCCCTTATATCCTTCTAATTGTGTTATCATATTATTATCAAACTATAATTTATTGTAATATTATCATTTACATCTAAATCAATACCCTGTACTGTATTTGAGCTGCTATGTTTTTTATTAATACTAATAAATCCAGCACTTGATGAAGACATAAAAAAATCTTTGGAACTTGTCGTATCCTCTTGATTAGCTGGACTAGTTAAAATTTGACCATTTATTCCAACTGAAACAGACCCATTTCTTATTTTATGTCCTGAAGGTATCGATATAGTATAATTTTGTCTATCTGGTGTAGGCACAGTATCCAATGAAGAAGATTGTGACCCAGACATATATGTAAATTGTTCCAAAAAAGAAGCACTTACATATCCAAGAGTCAAAACCGCTTTAATATCTGCTGAACTAGTAGGCTCTCCACCATATCTCATTATATATCTAGTATCTCCACCATAGATATTAGTAAATTGTAAATCTTGTATTTCTTGACCTGATGAAGGTGACACTCCTCTAATAAAATCTGTTGCGCCCGCCAATCCACTTGGTAAACTCGACCCCAATGTTGTTCCTAAAATCCTAACTGTTTCAGTTTTAGTATCTGGTCTATACATTGTTGAAAAACTTCCATCTGTTTCATCCATAATATCTATTCTTGATGGACTAAAATATTTTGTAGTAGTAACATAATCATTAAATGATTCTGGAACCAAATATCCCCTAAAACTAAAAGAAAATGTAGTTTTAATAAGACGCTCATTATCCGCCATCTCTGTATTGTTTTCAAAACTATCTATATTTACTTTAAATTTAAATTTTCCTGGTTCTCCCCAATATGCACCATCTGAATAATTTATTTTTTCAACTATAGCATTCATTTGTTCAATAAACGGTGTCCAAATTATACATTCATATGTCATTGTCATATAATCTGGCATTGCCACAGTATAATATTCTTTTGATTTTGTTAATCCTTTTTGAACATTAAACTTATCATATCTATTCTTATTTGTATATTTTCTTTCAAAAGTATAAAATAATTTTGGGTCATTAGCATCTAACTTATCTACAGGTAAAGTTTCATCTTTTTGTATAGACGACCTTCTAAAAACAATCAAAGGTGTAATTAATTGTCTTTTTTTATCTCTCAAATGACCTGTTTTACGAATAGATTGCCATCTTTCAGGATTTGCATATAAAACTGGTACCTTTACAACTTCACCAGCTTCCATAATTGTAGGTTGTATCACATTAGTAAAATAATACATAATAGCCGCATCATGATCCATCAATGTAACTTCTACATTCTTTACATTATCACCACGCTTTCTGGCCAATCCACGATTCATTGGTGGAGTAGTAAATCTTTGTCTAATAGTTCTTGGTATAGGTTTTGATCTAGCCACTAATTACCTCTTTGCCTTTCAATTTGTAAATTAGATCGTCTTATTAAGAATGAATTACATACTACAGACCAATTACTATCAACTTGTCCACCAACTAATTGATTTTCATTCATAGTTCCGACTTCAAAATGTGCATAATTCCAATCGAAGATATCACCTGGTTCAATAACTAAACTCAATTCTGTGAGATATTCTCTTTCAAACCAAAATTGAGCAGTTTGTCTTAAATCAACTCCAAATTCTTCTGTATTAAAATCAAAATCGTCAGCTTGTATCAAACAGGGTAATTTAACTCCCTTTAAATATGTTTTACCAGCAGACGATTCCCCATACAGATTTGTCATAGTATCTGCAGCTGATATTCTATATAATACACAAGTTTGATTGATAATTCCATCTTTTTCATTTTTTAAATTACCAACCAATTCGCGATTTATAGAAGTAAAAAAATTTCTATCTGTTTGACTTAAAAAACGACTTGGCATATTTTAATCCTATTTTACATAAATTGGCAAAGGTACTTTTTGCAACTTTTCTAGTAACATATCAGATTCATCTTTATCTCTTTCCATCAATGACCTACGAGTTGTTTCCTCTAACATTTCACGTAACTGGGTAACTAAAATTTCCTTTTCAGTTTGAGCTTCACTTCGTAATGCATCTCCATCCAAAGTAGTTTCTGAATTAGGAATTGGAATACTAGTATATTTACCTCTGATTGTTCCCAATAGTTCTTTAGCTAAAGCCAATCCATATTTACGAATCCACTGCTTCCCAGTATCATTAATTTGACTATATACCATATTATTATATGGAACATTAGAAAAATCTGATATTGAAGCCAATGATGACCCACCATAATCAGCGCTTGTTGAATCCTCTTTATCACTTACTAAATAATATTCAAACCATATTTTAAAATTAGTCCCTGGATCTGGAAATATTCTCACTTTATTGTTCACCAAATGAAATGAATATGCTGATTTTCTAATTTGATCATTCAATTCAATAGCCTGTAATCTTAACATATCTTCAAATATAGGCATTAATGTAAAAGTTACCGCTGGAGACATTCCACCAAATCCAAATCCTTCTATCATTTTATGAGTTCCATATCCAGTAGTTGCATATGGGTCAAAATATCTTTGAATTGCAGGAGTTGGTCCATGATATAGTCTTCTAATTTCTATAGCTTTCCCACTTTCTGATACATTTGCCCATAATGCATTTAAATCATATGTTTGTGAACCACTAACTGTATCTATACTACCACTTTTTAATTCTACATTCCCACCAACTGGAGTAGAAGCTTCTGTCCCATATCTACCAGATAATTTAACAGTTCTACCAAGTGTAGGCGTAATATTTCTATGTGTCAAATTTGACCCAGTGGATTGACCTGTTAAATTAAATAAATTATCTTTAATATTAAATTGATTTACTTGTGCTGAATATTCTGTGACCGCTTCCTCATAAACCGCATAAAACGAGCCGGATTGCATCTCTACATCCATAATTGGATATCCCAATCTTTTAGCACACCAATCTGAAAATCTATCTACAGAATTAATTCCAGATCCAGAAAATTGAGTATCACTATCATAAATTCCAAATGGAGTTTGTCCTGTAGCAAATGAACTACTTCCTGGCCATATTGCTGTTTGTGGCATTATAATCTCCTAAAATAAATATATTTCTTCATCTATAAATATAAAACCCTCTATAAATAGGCATAAAAAAAGCCCCCAATAAATGAGGGCTTATTTTATTTGAGATTAAAAATCTCGGACGACTAACTGACTAAACTATTATACATAGTTTACGTCTGCTACAACGACCTGTCCATAAAATTCTGGACGGACCATTTTCTTAGCATAACGTGTCATAACACCCTTACGAGGTGTAAAGTTAGCTGGATCATAAACAAGAGGTGTCATGATCAAAGGAACGTATGGAGCATAAACCGCACCAGTTTCTAAGAAGTTAGACCCACGGAATCCAATAAGGATTACGTTTTCTAACATATAAGGATTCTTATAAACTGTATAGCGACTATTTAACATACCGACCTTTTGAACACCCATTGCAAATGAGCTATTAGATGCATTACCATCAGTGTCTGCTGCGTATCCAGGAATACTCTCTATGATTGTTGCTGTTTCAGGTGAAACCACCATCCAGTTAGCACCACCACGTAGAGTTTTCTGATGAATTGCGTTACTTACACTTTGGACTTTGTTTCCAAGAGTCTGGAACCATTCACCCTTTGTATAAGCATTAGATTCACCACTTGACTGTGCGAAAGCTCCGCCTCCAGTTGGACGTTCATATCCAACTCTTGCTGACCAATATTCGGTCTTAGCATCTGCGTTTGCTCTAAGCATGTCTATGATTTCCAAATCGATTTCCATCGAAACGTACTCACTTAACATTGCTGTAAGCTCTGCTTCTGCATCAACACTATGATAAGCGTTAAGGTCTTGAGCTAGCTCAGGAGTCCATACTGCTTTCAGTTTACGAGTTTTAGCAACAATGCTAACTTGTCTTAACTGAATATCAATTTCTGGAATTCCGATATCTCCCGTATCGCCTGCCCAATCTTCACTTGTGCTAACTTCAAAGTCACCACGAGTTGAATCGGTAGGTTGTGCACTATACTTAACTGTTAGCGGCCCTAATGTGCCAGCTGCTGCTTGTCTAACAATGAAGACTACTTCA